GTCCCCTTTAAATCATCGAATGGCTCAGCCACCGTCTAGTCATAATATATGTATTTTATCATATATTTTTAGTATTTTCATATATTTAGTTAAATTCCAGTAATAATCATTGTGGCCATGTTTTTACACAGAATGATTATATGCAAAAATCATCAATAATAACATGTAAATTTTGACGTTTATTTGACGTCAAAAAAAAATAAGGGGTACCGATTGGGTACCCCTTTTGTTGTAATTTACTATTCAATATTATGTTTAGTGGTAAAATTTGCGATTTTTACTTCTAATCTAATTCAGTTAATTGGAATAATTTACCATTCCGGAACAGCATTTCACAGCGATGGTTATTTTCATCAACTAACGTTGCTTCAAATAAACCTTCTTCTGGAACTTGAATATCTTCTGCGAAGTTGTAAGTTTTGTTGTTAAATTCAAATGTCTTTGCCATATTTTCACCTCATTGTAATATTGCACCGCCAATATCAATATTGTAAGCGTCAATTATCTTTTTCCGTAGTTCTTTAAACTCTTTACCATGACCTTTGAAATGGCACTCAATAGTGGCATGTGCGAGTTCATGATAGATTGTATTTAGTTCAATATCTTTATCATGGTTATCCTTGCTTAGTTCCACCAAGCAGGAATCATCATGATACCAATATGTAATACCTAGCAACTTTTTACTTCGTCCAATATATTTATGTATTAACAAATTAGGTTTAAATGAATACCCCAGTTTCTCGATATTGGAGATTGCTTGTAAAAAGATATCAGCATACGGCATCATATCGTCATCAAGATATAGTGTACTCATAATGTTTTCTTCCAACAATAAACTATTAGTTGACTGTTGCAAACCGTGCAACTCGGAGATAATTGGATCACCATTCCTTTACTGTGTACAGAACGCTACCACCTTCAAAATGCTGTCCGTCAAAGTGTGCTAATACTTCAACTTTGCCTGCTTGATGGCCAATAGTCTCATAGGCTTTACTGTCTAATACCGTTACACCAGCTTTAATCTTATGAGCCTTGTTTAGGTTAATTTTATAAACGTCCACCTTTTGTTTATCCGTATTAGCAACTACTGCGGTTCTATCCGCCTTTTCCGTTGCTGCTTTAGATAATGTCGGGTCCTCATATTTGATAGCCCGTTGCGTTTGTTTAGCCGCCTGTTCTACCGTAGGGGCCTGTACATAATATGTGGTTACCGGTTGAGCAGTTTCCATTTTGGAAACAACTTGTTGTGCTTCATCTTTATTAATATGAATTGCATTAGCCAATTTCACAGGATCTTTTACTTGTTCCTGTTTTAATAACACAGGTTTTTTAACTTGATGTGAATTATATATAGATACCCCTACAATGGCTAAAATAATTAAAATTAGCCCCCCTATGAGAATTTTATGCCGTTTTAGGTAACATAACACCTTAAAAGTCCAAAGGCTCATCATAGACCCCTTTCTTGCATTTCTTGCGAGAACATTTCTAATGCTTGTGCTTTTTCTGCATCGAACCGTTCAACAAGATTTTCACGCAACCAACTAGGATTACCTTCATAGTTCCATGGATGCAACTTTCGCTGTTCATATGCACCATTAATTAAATCCCAGTCAAACTTAATGTCGTTTACATAAGATAAGTTCCAATCAGGCTCCCAACCCGGAACATATTGCATTGCCTCTTTAAAAAGATTAACAACTTCACCGGGACCATATTGAACAGCCGCAGAGAACACAACATCACGCAATGCTCGACTGTGAATATTTACATTAAAGAGTTCATTGGATAATTCCTTACACGCCACATCATAATAAGCATATTTAATGTAGTCGTGCTGCATTTCCATGAATCCGTTAGGGTCCACAGTTCCTAGTTCTTGCCATTTACTAATAAACTCATCGGAGTTAATAGGTCCTGCACTTTGAAGGGCTCTCGCATAATCTTTGTAGAATCCATCTTCTTGACGCAAGCCCCAACCAAGGAACGCATCCACACTTCCGCAATTACTTGCCAATTGATAAGCACCATACGAAATTCCCCCACGGTCCCCCTCGCCTGTTGATACAATAGCTGGGTCCCCATTGCTTTCATACGCAGCACTTAATTTTCCTAGTTCCATTTGTTTTGCTCCTTCCTATTTGATTCACGTCCTCCTAAATAGCCAACGAGCCCGGAGGAAATACTCATGGCCAATTCGTTATAACCATAAAGGACGGCCATTATATTGACCGCCCCTAGGATGAGGATTGTTAACACCTCACGAATACTAATTTTTTCAATCATTTAATCGCATCCTTTATTGATCTTACGAACGCTATCAACTCTTTAAATAAATTTATCGCACGCTTAAACCACCTCGATTCCACCAATTCTAGTTCAATCATATTTTCAACACAAGATGCTAACTCAATTACAATGGGAATGAGATACATTCCTGTGCTTAAAAACGTATCTAGCCGTCCTAAAAAGATAAATTCCACGTCTGGTAACGTAAGTAAGATAAACGACAATACAAATAACCATGGATACGATTTGACAAGTTTCTTTGTCATATCAGCTCGCAATTTATTACTGACTAAAAACCGTCTCTTTTTCCCGTTAACTTCAACGCTTGACCATCCACGCCAAAGTATGGCCAATATGGTGTTGGCAACTGTACAGGGTCTATTGGTTGCAATATTAAAATTGCGCACCTCAACCAAGATGCGCAATATCGTATCAACGAATACCAATATCAATGTGCAAAATATAGCTAATGATATTTGTACAAGTTCATGTTCATTTAATCCCACCATAATAGGTGGTGGAGCGAAAATTTCAATCATATATTCCCTGTCCTTTCAATTATTAATCGCTTAACCCCACTATCAATAAACGCTTTTCTGGAAATTTGATTATCGATATTGAACATAATTAAATCATCGTTATTGTAATTTCTAGATGTTGTAATTGTGATTTCAATATCTTTAGATGTCGGAATCGTTAATTCATAAGATTTATTTGTCATTGCCGTGATTGTTACTCGATATTTACCTTTTGGTAAATATACATACCATCGGTTAAACTTTTCGACATGCCATGTTTCCCATTTCCATGTGTTAAAACCTATAGGGTCATACTGCACATATCCTTTGTCACCATTCGGCTTAACTACATTTAAAGGCGTCCGATTTTCTGCAACTCTCGCATACAAGTTTTGCCCATTAAAATGGACACAGATGTAATTACCACCCGTGTCCTTAGAATTATCTGTTAAATTGTATGTTTGTATCTGCCCATTAGGTGTTTTTGTTTTGATAACTGCCATTATTCCACCCACAATTCTGCGCCATTTGCGAATGTAATTCTGTTTTGTTGCCGTTCGCCATACATCTTATGCCAACCAGTACTAGTACCATTGGAAATACCTCCATAATATAGGCCATCAGAACCATTATCAATCAATAATAATCTACCTTGCCATTGCTCAGAATTACCAAACTCCATAACAACACCATTATTAGGCGCATTAAGCGCACCTTGTTTAACTGCTCTAAATACAACACACCCCCATGAAGATGGGTCTTTTGTATAATCTGAGTTAGTATTCATTCGATAACTCATAAAACCGCTAGAAGTAATAGCACCAGCAATACTTGTATTTCCGTTTTTCTTAACATATGAACTATCTGCCGTAGTTTTAGATAAAACTGTTCCAGTATCTGACATATCATCTTCAGTTAAAACTCTAAACGTTTTATTTTTATTAGCATCATAATAGCCCAGCGATGTACCTAGAAATATAGTCCGGTTATCGCTCATGCCAAATTCCATGCTATTACCAGTAGACATCTTAACAGCATGATGAGCGCTACCTTTGGTATCTGTTACTTGAACAGAGGTATTATTTGGCATGATGATTGGGCCTTTCATCTTGCCACCACCAAGGCCTAAATAATCAAGGTTTTTTAATCTCTGCATATTGATTGAATTTTCAAAATCATAATTCGGGTCCCCAACATATATGTCCACTTGGTGACGTTTGTTTGGCTTTTGAGTAAGCACAGCAAAATAGAACTTGCCATTGTAGTAAGCGATGTCTTCTATTTCTGTTTCACGGTTAATTTCAATGATCTGTTTAACTGTTCCAAATGGAGTACATTCAACAAGACTTCCTAGCGTTGCGGACATGATTGCGCCATTTAACATAAAGGCGCCGTTATTATTCATGTCTGGATAGATATAATCGACTTGGTAAGTCTTCAGCTTTTTGAATTCATCATTATATAGATTGATGGTTCTGACTCTTTGGTTACCAGCGATAGGGACAATGGATACATAGGTCCTTGTTATTGGATCATAGTCAATATTAAAGACCTTTTCTTGTAATGTAATAGTATTTTCAATTGCCATAGTGTCGGCATTGATAACCGTCAAATTATTGCCGTTTTTAAGCCCATTGGTGAGGTATATCTTGTTGGTATACCGATTGTACGTCATGGTATTACAATGCCCTAGGCGCTCAGAATCCGTGAATTTGTAGGTGCCTACTTTTTCAAATGTATCTGGATTGAGTTCATAGAAGATTTGATTGGTTCCCTCACCATTAATACAGGCAAGTACAAATACATTCTTTTTAGAATTATATGTAAATCCTTGACATTGGTTCACTTCCGCATCATAAGTAATATTTTTTACAAACGCTATGTTTGATGCGCCTTTTAGCATTGGTGTTTCTGTTGGATAATACGGCTTGATATTGGTATATACACCCATATCCATTACAGACCCTACTGTATTAAAGGTTAAATGTTCAGTTAGTTTGTATTGTCCATTAGGCACTAATAAAATTTTATTGGTCAAATTATCATTAGCACGTTTAAATGCAGCCGTATCATCGGTGACACCGTCGCCAACTGCTCCGAAATCTTTAACTGACACAATACCATTTAGCGATTCTTTTCCAATGTATTTAGCATCAGCTTCACTTTTGGTTACAATTCCTTTGCCTCCGGGTATTGCTATTTCTTCAGCTTTAGCAGCTGCTACCTCTGCACGTTTGGCTGCATCTTCCGCTTTCTTGGCATTTCCTGTACTCGAGATTTGTTTATTATCAATATCGGACTTAATATTGCTAGCTTTTGTAACTAAATCATTGATATTTTTCTTATCGGTTTCCGCTTGTGCCGCATATGCCTTTGTGTTATCTGCTAATACTTGTGTTTTTTCAAACGTATCAGCACTTTGGATAAGAGCCGTATTTGCAGTCGCCAATTTATCGTCTACCGTTTGAGATAATGCATTGATATTATCATTGATGGCTGTTAGTTTTGTCGCATTGTCTTGTACTTCATTGGCTTTTGTCTCTGCCGTAGATGCAGCTGCAATTGCTTTTTTAGCAGCTTCAATGGAGTTATCTACAATATCACGTGTAACTTGATTTGGGTCTTCATCAGCGCCTACATTAATTTGTAGTGTGCGATCCAACTGTTCTTTCATTTCCTGAAGAATTAGAATAACTTTATCGCTCATGTCTTCAATGTGATTATATGGCCATTTATTGGCTAATTCTGTCGTTTGAGAGATTGGAGTACGTCTAATTAAAACAACTTTATAAGTTGCCGGCAATGGTTCACCAATACTTGGATACGTTAAAGTTTTATTTTGCGCATCATATAAGATGTTCCCTGTTTGCTCCGTATGTCTCCCATTTTCATCAACTAAAATAAGGTTAATGTCTTTAATATTATTAAAGTCATACGGCCAAATATAAGTCTTGTTAACCCCATCACATTGATATTGAACAACTGGATTGTTGACTTGTGGAATCACAATATCCCGCCTTTCTTTGCTGCATATAAAGAGGACTACCTAAAACTAGGTAGTCCTTACTTTTATTGTTTCTTCTTCTTTTCTTTTTTAGTCTTTAAACGCTTGTCTAACAAAATTGACATGAATACATCTTCAATCTTGGCATCTGTATCAGTTAGCCCTACACGCAACAATGTCCAGAAAGCATCAGTTACGGTATCACTAAAACCAGTTACACGGTTAGAAACCTGACTGAGCGAACGGCCTACATCAACAATATCTTTATTGTCACTTGAGATAGCTTGACCGGTATCCCATAATTTCTCAAAGATACTTAATCCCATTACGGTATTACCTTTATTGTATGGACGTTCTCCTAAAATAAATTTCATACCCATAGTGGCTATATCTCTCACTAACGGAATACCCATGGTTCCTTGTTGTACAAATTCCTCTGCAAAAGACTTGGCGATAGATTCTGGATCATCATCGTCACCATTCGTCAGCGATTTATAAATTACCATGCCAATTGCTTGTGATACAACTGTCCACCATAGCATTCGAGCAAATTGTGTCCAGTCCCCTTTATCTTTTCCTGCATACCACCCTTCAGCAATAATGTTGTATAGGGTGTTTGCGTATGAATAAAATGGAACAAATAGCTGCGTTAATGGATTCCTTGCTCGTTGAATAGCTGCGGCGTCTTTAGTATCGCCACTTCCGAAAATATCTCGTATTGCTCGGTCACCTGCTTCAATTGCTTGTTGATTAATCCACTCAGTACTTAACCCTTCCTTGGATTGGAGTTCAGCAATCTTTTGATCATAAGCGAATTTCCATACCGGGATAGATAAGGCGAAGTCTGTTTCTGTGAGCAACCGGAATCCCATGTTATTAATTTCATCACGGATTGCAGCACCTTTTTCAAACTTATACCCGCCGATATTCTTGTCATTAATGCGGAGCCCCTTTCCTTGGATGGTTAATCCTTTTTTGAGGTCTTTATCCAAAGTTTGAATGCGTTCCCTCATGAATATGGATTGTTCCATGACAAAATCACGGGTATTGTTATAAAGCTCTGTACCGTGGCCATAGAATCCTACACCTGCATGATTAACGGCTCGAAGTACATTACCGGCACCAATACGATATACGGCAACAGGAATATTCAAGGTATTCTGAATAGCAACTGATACACGGCCAGCCATAATAGCCATAGATGTGTTTCTCTTTAATGCTGTAACAATCTTACCAAATGCATCAAGCTTAGCCGCTTCATCCTTCCAATTATCACGAACCCAAGTCCGCAAGAATTGATAGGAATTCATTCCAAATTTCTCAACAATATAGTTTTGAAACTCTCTATTGGCTACTAACCGATTCACATCCGTCACAGCTTTACGCATAGTTATATGATTGATTGATTCGGTAATAGCATTCGGAATAACGTCAAAGTCTAACAACAATGATTTATCCTTAACTACATCTAACCGTGATTTAGTAGCACTCATTCCAGTGCCCAATATAGCATTACTGCTAACCATAGTCTTAGCAATGTCTTCTACTTCCTTGTCAGATATGCTTGCGTTGACTTCAGGATTATAAACAATCGGATAATACTGACCGTTGATAGTTCTACCACCAATAGAGAACGTAATGCCTTCTTCCTTCTTCAATGGGTTCCCATATAATTCTTCCTGAACTTTGCTACGTTCCATGTAGAATGAATTAATATGATCCCATGTCCGGATTATGAATTCCCAATCTTTATCGGTGAGGATTTCTTGAAAGGCTTTTTCCATTTCAACTTCAGTTACCTTGGCCGTTTCCATTGCCCGTTGGCGGTTACGTTCTGTACCCCAATTCAAAGCTAATGCAATCACCTGTTCCTTGTTTAGATTACGCAATTCCCCAACATCGTACATATGCTTATTTCGGATGTTAAATAATTCACGCTTACCATACACAGAGGATACATCTTTTGCCAATCTACGCATGGACACTTCCTTGCGTTCATTAAAGGCTTGTGTTGCACGGCTAATCGGATCATAGATATATTTCACAGCATCTGGTCCTAATCGGCGTAAGAATGTTTCAACCTTGAGCAATGATAAATTGCCTTTATTGATAAGTCCTGCAACAGCTTCCAACCCTGTTTGATTGTTTTGTGCATTAAATACATTTCCATTAACTTTACCAAATGTATCGATTGCTTCCGTTAATATGCCATCTACTGCATCATCAAATGTAATCGATTCACCTTTATCATTAAGGATGGTCGAGCCCTCATACGCGTTACGTCCATTCTTATACATACCCGTCATTAATTCTTCGAGTGTATCCAATTGGCTCATGGTAAGATTCTTAAACGACATTGGGGTTTTGTCATAGAATAGTTGCACTATCCATGGGTCAAGGAATGTAATGCTTTGGTCACCTAGAATACCCGCATCAGGATCTAATGCATTAATGATAACATTCATATTGAAACCATCTACCGGTTCCAGTCCATCATATTTGGTGAGCCCCATTTGATATGCCATATGTGCGTAGAAGTAACGCATATTAGGCTCAATAGCAATAGGATTCTTAGGGCGTGTCATTCGATTTAGGTTATCAAGTAATTTAGTTCTTAGCTTCTTAATGCGGAGCGTATTATCAAACGCAACACGAGCTCTCGCTTGATTTAAAAGTTGCAATTGTTTAGCTTGTAGTGCCTCTTCCAGTTTATTGACCGCCAATGCCCTATCCGCACGTTTACCTTCACGAATAGCTTGGTTTTGATATTTCTTATACTGGCTAGCTTGGGATAAGGTCAAATCGCCCAATTCCTGCCTAGCACGGTTCATATAGTCACTGATTACACCTATTCCACTATCTCGAATTGCACGTACGTTATCAATGCGGTCTTGAAGTAAGTCTTTTAATTGTTCGATACGTTCTTGTGAGCTTAATGATTGATTATCTAATCTCATTAACATACGTTCTTCTAATTGCTCTTTTTGTTCGATTATTCTATCAAGTCGATTCGTTACAATTGTCAGACGTTTACTTAACTCATTCTTTTCATCTTTAAGTTCAGATTGATTTTTACTTGCTTGTTCCTGTAATTCTTTTTGTTGTTCTTTTAATCGCTCTATTTCATCATTAGCTTTATCTAATTCTTTAGAAACAGAACCGAGCTCTTTATCAACCTTTGCTTTTTCTTTACGAAGTTTTTGCTCTTTTGTTAACTCTTTTTCAATTATTTCCAAATCAGATTCAATTGTTTCTGAATTAGCATCAAGTCGATTTAACCTATCGAGTAGTTCCCAGTTTTTAGCAAGGTCTCGATTGGTTTGTGACTTAATGATTTTAGCTTCCTCTTCGGTTAATTTCATTTGACCATCAGAAGATAGTAACCATTCTTCAGCAATTTCTATATTAGATTTGCCAATATGGTTATCTTCAATGAATGTCTGTTCGGCAGATTCCATAGCTTGCATAACTGCCTCATTGAATGTAAAGCCTGTTTGCTCACGTTCAGCAGCTTCTAATTCTTTTAATGTTCCGTATCGAGTATTGGCTAATGCATCTTTACCAAATGCATTATAGCGTTGATGGTCTTTGTAGATTGGGTACTGTTCCATCAAACGTTTTTCGATATCGGCTTGAATAGAATCTTTTTCATCGTTCCATTCTTTAATTGGACGACTTTCTAATTCTTTCATATACCGCTTCATGACACGCTCTTTTGCCATTTCCCCGACGTCGGCAATATGGCCTTGAACCTTTGCTTGCTCAGCTTCATCGAGCTGTTTAAATAACTTGCTAGATTCAAATTGTTCAAGGGCCTGCTCTTTTGTGTAGGCGTCTATATCTTCTTGAGTGGCGATCATACGTGCCATAATGTCTTGAATTTCCTTAGGTGGCAATCCGCCTAGTCGTGTCACCGCACGATAAATACGAGTTAGCCATTTAGAGAACATGCGGAATACACGTTGCAATCCTTTAGTAGGTGCTTTACCTTCACGAAGATAAGCCTCCCATCCACGAGCAAACTTTTCATGTGCTTTAGTATTATCAGCACCTTGCGCATCGTCCCATTCAGACCACTCTTTCAACTTATTCCAATCTGTTACAAGTTGCTCTGGGGCGTTTTCCATCTCAGCTAGGTTCTTAATATCATCAAAAAATACGTGTCCCATTTCATGTAGGAATGTTGACCGGTCAGCTGTTTTGAATATTTGAATAAGGCGGTCAGTAGGACTTTTGATAGTTGTCATGCCATTGATAGATTGATTGTATTTTTCTATGACTTGTATTGCTTTGTCATCGAATACTACATAACATCGTCCGTCTTGTTCGCCATCGTAGTATATGCCTTTTATACCGATACTATTTAAAAATTCACTAGCCTTTTTAGCATTTTTCACATTATGAAGATTAAAATGTTCATCATTACCAAGTGCATGAGATAAGAATGAATACAGCTGTTTACCATCAATATTTGTTTTCTCTAATGCACCATATACATCAGTCTTAACATTCGAGATAGCTTTTTCTTCACGTTCTCGTTCCAACTGTTTTTCTTTCTCGTATTGTGAATATAGATCATATCTAAACTTTTTATACACAGCTTCCAATAAACCTTCATTACCAGCTATGGTATCAATATTTTCATCTATACCTACTGACTTCAAAAATCTATCAATATTTCTTTTTTGAATTTTATTGATGTCATTTATTGTTTTATTTTTGTTATGTAGTTCAGATATTATGTATCCTACATCCATAAAGCGTGTGTATTTATTTGTCCATTCATCACCAATAATAGACCCTTTGTGATATTTAATTAATAAACTTGTAAAACGTTCCAGTTGTTCTTCTGACATTTTATGTAATCCGTTTTTCAAGCTATCTTTTACATATCGACTATATCCAGAAATAGGATATTGCTCTGGTAATAACTCTGTTTCATTTGGTATTTCTACTTTAAATAAACTGCTTTTGTTAGAACCTTGTGCTTTACTCAATACCTCTTTATATAGTTTGGATACTTTTTTATCTTTGGCAAAATATAAGCCCCAACCATGTGCTTGGTTGCCCTCACCACTACCAATAGAGCCTAAATCAAACTCATCAAAATCATGTGGTGAACCATGCCATGCAGCTTGATAGTATTGATAATTATATTGTTTGCGTAGCTTGTCTAAATCGTCTTCGTTTGGTATACTATTGTTAACAATAAACTGTTTAGTAATCGGTTGGGCCATTTGTTGCCTGCTACCCGTTACTAGACGGTTTATTTTTTTTGTATTCGCATATAACAAATTGCCATTTGCGATTTGTTGATTATACCAATTGATATTACGTCTTGGCGTAATGGTTTTAATTTTATTTATGTTTGTTCCATTAGCAGTTTTAGTAAATGTAACGACAACTTGGATGTTCTCACCGCTTGCATTTATATTTGGGTTGCCGTTTTTAGCATACATATCTAATACAAGGATTGCTTCATCAGGAACTACTTTTTGTGAACGCCCATTATAATTTTTAAATACAGCAACTGGATTAGCTATTTTTTTAGGCAATAATTTAATGTCATCAATTGATATTTGATTAGCGTGTTTCCCAGTAATTACTTTATGAATTATGCTCGGATCAATCATGACAGCGCCATCAAATCCTAACATTTGTAATACGAGTGGAGAATCCATTATTTGAACGGTTCGATTAATTTGTTTTCCGTTCAATTGATCATCAACAACTTGTCCCCAATTCTTTATATCCGTTTCTATTTTTTGCTGCATTTGTAATGGTTGTGCATACCCATTATTATATGCACCGCCGTTCATTTGTACACGAACAGTATTGAAATAATCCATGGCCGTATAGCTACCACGTCCTGCACGTCGCATAATATCTGCCATAACATCAGCATGTTGTGCCATGAGTAAGGCATTAGCTTCCGCCGTATCACGTTGTTTACGGTCTACAGTTTCATCACTCATTATGGCTTTTAAGGACTGATACACCTCATATCCGGATTTGGATAATTGCATACGTAAAGCGATATCATTATCTGCAAGTTCAAACAGCTTATCTCGCATAGATTCTAGCGATTCAATCTGTTTAAGTGTATGCTCCATATCAGCATAATGGGCACCGGCTTGATTAAGTGCTTCCGGATTATCCGCTAATTCACTTTGTGTGCGAGCAAGGCTAGATTGATATGCCATTCGTCTACGTTCTGAATTAGAACGTGGTGGCTTGTTTTCGCCTAACCATGTAGGATTTACACCGCTAGTACGTGCGGTTTCTAAATCGGCATCCATTGCATCGAAATCACTTGTATATTGTTCACGGTACTGTTCAGTAAGTTCCTTGTACACATTGTTAAAGGTTTGTTTAATATGTGTTGGATCCGCAAGAACCACATCGAGCATTTCCTTATCTACATCTGAAACTTCATCAAAGTAAGAACGGATAATATCATCCTTAACACGCTTTGCACGCTTTTCAGTATCATCCTTAACAAGGTCTTTCATAGCATGTACTTCTTCTTTTGCACGTTCAAGCGTTTTCATAGAAAGACCACCACGAGTAAAGTAAGAAGATTCTTCTAATGCCTTAACTGTTTCTTCAGATAAGCCACCGCTTAATTGCGCATAAGAACCGATAGGAATTTCAATCGGAGCATCAGCCGTAATCGCTTTGGATACTTCCTCTTGTGTTACCAATCCAGCATCTACCATATTACGAATAGCCGCTTGACCTTCTTCGGTTTCAGCCATTTCATTGACATTAACATAAGCGGTAGATACGCCTATATTATCCCCCTGAGCTTGTACGATTTTTCCGTATAACTCAGGGTTTTCTTTTGCCAAATTATTAACTGCAGCATCGTTTTTAAGGTTCTGCATGATAACATGACCGTTACGGTTTTGCTCTTCCATAACAGCCATGTGTTGTTCTTCTGGTGATAACTTTTGGAAATCTCTAAAGGCTTTCATGGTGCGAGCACCACTGATGCCGCCACCGATTACACCGAAACCAACTACCGCTGGCAATGCTTGCCACATAGCCTCACCGGCACCGACGAACATATCGCCTACGGAATAATTTCCCTCCGGATCATTCGATTTGCGCCATAAGTTATGCTGTAATTTTTCATTGACATCTTGCAGGCCCTCTTCAAATAGTTCTGGAGCGCCAGCCTTAATAGAACTCTTGGCCACCTGTGCAGCAGTAACACCAATACCACGATTAAATGTCTCAGCTGCATTAGTAGTCCCTCTTGAAACTGCATTGGCAAGTGCGGACTTAGGGGCGATTTTAGATGCTGCTTTACCAATAGCACGAGTCGCCACAAATTCAATCCCCGCATCAACTGCGGCAAATGACATGGCGTATTTTTTTGCTTCGTCATCAGAATATATACGATTGCCGTTACTGTCTCTTTTATTGATTAATTCAAGATATTTATTGCCAAATGACATTTGATACATTTGTTCTGCCATACCTACTTGTATGCCAGTATTCAAGCCAACTAATGCGCCCGGAATAGTACCCTCGCCCCCTACTGGCGCAGTAGCAGCAGCACCAGTAGCTGCACCTAACGCCATACCTTCTGCAGCACGATTTGACCCTTTGATAGCATGTACAGCCATCATATACCCTTGCGCTGCAGTTTCTCCAATCACAGCTTCTAAAATACTACTGCCATCGGATTGTCTATATTTAGATAAATTTTCATCTAAACGATTAATTTCTGCTGTTAATTCAGCAATCTTATTAGGGTCATTTTCTTGAGATAATTTATAACCGGCTTGTGCACGCAAGATTTGGTCATTCATAGACCAAACATTTTGCTGTACCGCATCAAATACACCATGTGTATTATTGATGGATTCGAGATTGCGCAATGCAGTAATAGCTTCGGCAGAACTTTTATAATTTATGGTATTAAGTTCCGGATACATATCACGGATTTCTTGAATCGTTTTACCTCTATCCATTTGTGCAGCAGCCAATTCAGCACGTCTAATGCCTTCTTGGCCACTTGCCATGATTAAATCCGGATTAATACCTAGCTTTTCACCACTATCAATGGCAGACCGGCTCCAATCCTCTTTATTCCATAAATATATTTGTTCTGCACGATGCATAGCCGGTTGCAATATTTCACTAGCCTTATTTACAAAGTTTTCACTTTGCTCGGGAGTTACGTCGGTTTGCGCTAATGCATTGAGACTATTAACATCAACAGTAGCTTGCGATGGGTCTTTATGTAACCAAGCATTAAACCCACTAGCGGCATTACTTATGGCTTTACCGTATGAATTGTCTGTGGTTTCTTGTTGTATAGCACCTTCAAATGGTGTATGTGCTTTGGATTGAATACCGAAAGTACCATTTGTTGCTTGTTCAGGTGTGATTTTATAATTACTCATTATTGCCCTAACCTTTCCGCTAATTCTTCAGGTGTAATCGTATGTTCTTCTCCGCTACTATCTTTATAAACGTAATACGGTTGTCCATCATCACCTGTGGTGTTATATAAACCATACATACCATTAGCAGCCAATTGAGCATTTGTATATTTAACGGCAGCGCCTTTACCGCCAAAGAAATTTGCCATTTTCCCCGCACCCCAGAACTCACCTGTTTTAGTGGATGCAATTGCCTGTTGTGCTACTTCCTCAGCACCCCATTGTGCCATTTGAGCCGGTGACGGATCGTATCCGTTCTTTTCTCTAAACTCCTGAACCTTTGGATATACAGCAGCAGATACGCCTTGCCATTCAACACCATCAATCTTCCTACCGGCTAGGCTTTCTATACTACTCTTCATACCTTTCATATTAGGAGAGTATTTGCCTGTACCATTAGCGTACTCATCAAATTCTTTATTAATTTGCGCTAATTGTTGAGGGTTAAAATACACGCCCATTTGTCCTATAAAATCATTTAGGTCATCCATACTTTTAAATTGACCATTAGCAATGGCGGTCTTCACACCTAGTACATTTACCTCTTTAGCTTGTAGTGCTTTCGCGGCTGCTTTATTAACTGCTATTTGCGCTTGATTCAATTGCCCTTGCATGGCTCTTGCATATTCAGGATGTGTAGCAGCATAATCCTGTCTAATCTTCAACGCCGTTACATCGGTCCCGCCATTTTTAGCATCGGCAGCAACCATTTGTTCTACCTCAGCTTTTTGATTTTCTAATGCCACAGCACGACTATGTGCAATTTGTTGTAATTGCGTAGCAACATTACGTTGAATCATTTCTTTACGCTGTTGAGCCTGTGCGGGAGTTTCCGCTTGAGCCTGCCCATTAAATAGCCGTGATTTAACCTCTTGTATATATTGGCGAACACTTGGTTCATCACCGTTTCCTTGTGGTGCATCCCACGAATAATGATTGCCATCACTATCAATGGCATCTGGTGCGCCGTCTTTCCAACGCTGCCCATTCACAGGGCCCGCATACCATGCAGCAAAGGCCCCTTCAACACCATATTTTTGTGCATACTCACCTAATTTGAATGCGGCAACTTTCTTTTGTGCTTCCGGGTCAGACATATCGGCCCCCGGAATACCTGCTTGTTCGCTCCATTCAGGCCAATTACTTGGTAAAATTTGGAATAAACCATAAGCACCTGTCCGACCATTAACAGCGCTAGCATCACCGCCGCTTTCCTGTCCCATTACAGCCGCTTTTAAATTTTCGACAGTCGCCTCACCAGTACTGCCCGCAACTTTACCAAATCCACTTTCAAATAATTTATTGGTAACTTTATTCAAAATGTCTGGATCATACGGGTCAAATTCACCAATGACATCACGAATCATTTTTTCATTGCCAGTCGCCAATACCATACTGGCTTTACGTACCTTTTGCCGATACCCCATGATTTCCTTTTCGTCAATCAATCCGGATTCGGCGACGGCGTTAATCATCTTATTTGCACCGTCTAAATCATCATCAGAGATTTTCTTTTCAATCATGGTTACTGCAGTATCTTGCTGCGCCTTTTTAACTTGAAGATTAATCGTATTATCGTCATATCCAAGATTAGCAAGTTGAGCATGAACGCTACCGCTTATTTGTTGCATAGTTTGTCCAAATGAATCAGGATTGCTGTTTACAACGCCGTTATTAGCGATGTTTTGAATGCTCATATTCAACGCCTTCATGGCACTATCCTCATATTGGCCACGAACATATCGATTAATTGTATTAATTGTATTTATTCTGTCGTTATCAACAATTTTGTTAAATGCATTAATCGAATCTGTCATCTTAAAACGATATTTTCTAAGAATTCCATTTCGTTTGACAGATTCAATCTCGCTGTAATCAGTAGGAATATTTAATGCATTTTCTCCTTTACGGTTCATAAGACCATTTTCAGGGTCATACATAGCCTGATTCATGGCTTCTGTATATTCATTAGCCGCATTTACTACATCTACCAATTCTTTTTGTTTTTGGATTTGTAGCATAGTCGAACCTAAATCACCAATCGCTTTGCCTAAATTTGACAATCCTTGTTGATTACCGCCATATGCCATTTCATTACTAGAAGCTTGTGTACTCCCTTGAATTGTATTTAATTTTTGAGTGGGATCATAATTAACAAATTTCATATCCTACCTCATTTTGTAATCACGTTTAACAGTCACTACCGGCCCCCTATCTGTATACCCTACAGGGTCACCACCATATGTAGTCTTCATCTTGCCCCCTGCATATTGCTGTTTGAGACTATACATAGATGATGCGGCGCCAAGAATACTGCCTACCATTGCTAAATTGCCTTGACGTCGAGCATTCTTAGCGGAAGCACGTGCGGCATTAGCTTCATTCTGATAGTTCATACCATTCAAATATTCGTTGTAAATAGCATTATTTTTATTCTGTTCCCAGTTATACACATCTTTGTTGTATTCGTCATAGCTACTAGCCATTAACTGTAATGGGGACCCTGCCATTTGTAATCCGCTTGCTCCTGCTTCAGCTGCATTCGTGCCGGCTACAAGGCGCATACGATTATCCATCTTGTCACGCTCTTGTAATTGTTGCAGGGCAATTTGCTCTTGCTTTCTGTCTGATATTCGCTTGTTAGCTTCTGCAGCTTGTGCTTGAGCGTTGTACATCGAAACTTGCGCTTTTGTTTGTTGATTTTGCGCAATCATCCCTATGCCGGTGCTGACTGCGGTTAAGATTGCCGCTGCGGGTAAGCACATATGAAGTCCTCCTTCTTGAGAGTAAATAATTCTAAATCACCAACTTTTACAGTTGGATGAATAACGGCCCCAATCGATTCGAGCCATCGTTTCGTTTTAATATTTGTCGTATGAACGTAATTGAATAACCATTCACGAGTTTCTAACCATTCAGCAATAACTTGATTACTTAATTTGATAAAACGCATCTGCCATCGCATATCGTTTTCTAATACTTTATTACCTAGAAAATAAATTCCATACATTCCGTTAACTGGTTCTTTTGAAATCCCGTATACGCAAATAGCCATATCGTCTTCTACAACGACATGGCTATCATAATCAGATTTACAAATCTCGGAACAGAAATCCTTGAAGGGGTATAAACGATTCACCTCTTGGACTTCTATGGCATCTATCGCCCTTAGATTGACTTCTAGGTCTTGAATTAATTTATCTCGCCATGCAGGCTCAATTTCATTAATTTTATAATCCCGGTACATCTCTTAGTCCTCCGCCAATTTCAACGATACGAGTAATTGATAACAAATTAAATGGGAATGGATCGCTATGTTTTATACATATCGATGTATCAGTTGAATAATTTGTCCCCATTTTAGGTAGGATTACCGGCTTGTCGCCAGTAAATAGTTCATTCGGTGGTAATGTAATATCATCCATTCTGTCAAATGTACGTCCAACTTTACCGCCAAACGATTTATAAACTCGTAATACCACTCGTGATACTGTAGCAACACGACCTTGTAAGGTGCCGTCTTGCATTTGCATTTCTACAGATGGAACACGAATTTTAGAGATAAATGGTAATCCGATTTTGATATTGCTACCACTGACGTTTAATTGTAATAAGCCATCATCTGGCACAATTACATCTGGTTGTTGCTTACCATCAATTACAACTTGTACAGTTTGACCACTCAAATGAGGAATGTTAATACTATCAATTGCATTACTCGACTTAAATTCGACATAGCAATCAAGAAATACATTTACATCATCAGAATACAGTGGCACCATACGCTCGATGCATTTCACCTTTTTGCCTTGTAATGTGCGCTCGACAAGTGTATATAAACTATCCTGTTCGCCCTCAGACACGGATTCACAATATAAATATTTACCGTTAGTAACAAAGTGCGACCACCCATACACCTTTTGTTCAGGTATATAGGTCAAGCAATTAATCTCCCCATCATTTCGGATGTAGTAAATTATACTATCTGGATCTTGCGCATATGCACTGGTGATAGTTAAATACCCTCTAACTCGAGTCTTAACAAATAACGTTAGGTCTTGTCCTGTATAGTTATCAGACTCATAAGAGTACCCCATATCACGAACAGTGCCGCCACGTTCTTGAACGAACACGCATCGATTACCTATGAATTGTGGTTCACACGATAAGGCCCCTCGTTGGGTTTGTGTCTTTAGGTTACAGTTGGTAGGAGTAATAGTCTTATCACCGCTTACAATCCATTCATTACCGCTTGTAAGAATGATTAGATCATTAGCCGGCACTAGATGACGAATCTCATACATCTTGCGGTTAATCACCGGCAAGGTAATCGAGCTATCATCTGTGATAGTGCCTTCCACCTTTTCAACGCCAAAGTTTGGATAGTCACCAGTGCGACTCATCCAAATATAGTTAGGATTCTTATTGGTAGCGGCCACTACAAAACGGTCTTGATAGAATGTACATAATTTGGGATAGCCATTACTTCTGCCCCAACTCCCCATCTTCCATTTTGAAGTAGCTTCATTTTCAACAATACCATTTAAGATATTGACCTTCATGGTTTTAGCATCTACAAATTCTTTCAATTCAATTATGCCCCATGTAGTATATGGAAGAATTGACAAATCAACATTACATTCACCGCTACTAATATCTGATTGAATGCGTAGCTTTGCATTTGGTTCAATTTTTCCGGCGTCCGTTACGTTGTAATCATTTTTACTGGAATATGTACGATAATCTTTCCATGTCGCACCATCATTTGTAGTAATTTGTATCTTAACAGTGCCAGTCCATGTTCCGTGTGTTGTAAACTTCCACGACAAATCTTGGTCTGTGGAGTAGGATTCTACATTGTAATTGATATTATTGTATTCATTCCATTTATGAACTCCACTAAAATGTGTGCGTTTTTCTTTTTTTTCAACAACTGTACCAGTACTTTTAGTATGAACAGCTGCAACAAAATAGCCTAATTGCATGACCATGCCAACCATATCCGCATTAAATAGATCTTTGCTAGAACGAATTGTATCGCCTGTTACCGTAACGGTAGAGTTAACATCTGTATTGATTGTGTCATACGGTTGTTCCGTTAACTTATAGGCTTCAAGTCGCCAGTCTGTGTCACTATATCGTGATAATGTTTGGATTGGGTATTTGCCACTACAAATGAACATTACATCGCCAGATTGGCTACAATTCAAATCAAACAATATATCGCTAGTGAAAGGAGTTGTAACTTCAATACCAGTATAAATTCCGTAATTCCATACACGAATATATTTGTCACCAAATTCAAGCATGAAAGAATTATTGGTATTCGTAGTAAATTCAAATAATCGTGTTGGCTTATCACTATATTTGACTTGCCCCACATATTGACTGCCTTGACGTTTGGCTACTGCTCCATACGGACGAATTACAACATTTTCCGCCTCTAACAAAGCACTTTTATATTGCTCCAAATCAAAGCGACTCGAAACATCCGGCGATACTTCGCCAGTTGTAAATGCTAATTGTGATATATAGATAGGATTACTCATTACCAATCCCTCGCTTTCACATAGCTAGATATATAAACTGTATCTTGTTTACGCTCCTTTGCGTTCATTCCTTTTGCTTCTTGAACTGCTGCTTGATACAATTTGTATGCTTGGTCAAACAATCCTCTATCACCAGTAAGTGGCATAGCTAACGCACTAGCCAATTTACATTGCAACATATACAAGGATATTGAATCCCAAACGTCTAAATCTGTAACATCATATATATAATCAATGAATGCTAGTGGCACATCGCTCACTATGCATTTTTTGTTATTTCCAATATTAAATATGTTGTATTCCGGCTGCGATTCCGCATGAAAGCGATCGCCTTGTGGAATAACTCCTAATATCCGAATGCATTGTTCCGGATACGCATATACATAATTCCACCCATTAATTTTATGGGCAGACAATACCAATCTTTCATTTTTGCGAGCAAAATTCCATTCAAATTGTCGCAATACCAACTGTCTAGTTGGGTCATATTGCATACGGCATTGGCGGCCTTGCTCAGTTTCTTCTTCAAATGAGTAAAGCAACCCTGCATTAATTAATGCAAGTGCTTGATTACAGATGTCAGTAGGTGTCATAGTTCCCCCTATATGGTAATAGAGGGATGCATAAGCACCCCTCATATTGTCACTTATTCTTCCGTAGTATCGGTTTTCTTTTTGCTTGTTTTCTTAGGCTTTTCGTTGCCAGTATTTTCATCTGGTGGATTTTCATTGCCTGTATTGTCACCTTCAGTATTTTCATCTGGTGGATTTTTGTCACCCGGCTCTGTTTCATTGCCCGGTTCTGTTTCAGTAGGTTTTACGTTTCCTACAAATTCAAAACAATCTTTTCCGAAATCATTGATCACATCTTCTGGAATGTCAATTGTTTCGCCCTTATCAACAAGGCCATGCATTGTTAGATACATTTTTTGTTTAGTTATTACTAACATAATTACACCACCTTATCGAGCAATATTCGTATCAAATGTGAGAAATGCGGTAATAGTACCCGCAGTCATATTATTAGCATTGATTCTAATAAACTTTTTCGCACCAGCCGGAATACGCATTACACGTTCTTCACCAGCTTTTGCATTTTGTGGGAATGTAATACCGGTTAACAACTTGGCATCCGCCATGTTTTCCTTATCAGAAGTATACACATTAAATAAACCTGTGCCGGTTACATCAGCATCAACACGAATAACCATCCAAGGAGCGACAACTGCGTCGCCCCCTTCACCATTCATTACAACATCAGAGTTTGTATTAGCTGTAATAGCCTTCTTCCAGAAAAATACATTTTCTTTATCAATCATCATAACTTGGTTACCCCCTATTATTTAACTTGTTGTTCGCCAATAATTAATGCATCAGTACGACGTACTGGAACGTCATTGAAATCAACAACGATTTTTCCCGGTTCTTTACCTGCTGCAGTTTGATATTGGTGACCTTTATTAAGTTGTTTGCGTAAGAAACCACGAACTGTTTTGTTCATGTACCAAACTGGACGACCCATACCAAGGTTAGGGATTTTTTCTTCTGCATCAATCATTAAGTCGATAAGGTCAGCACCTGCAGATGCATCTTTTGTAAGCTTAGATACATCAATGTTCGCAATACGAACAGCATAACGCCAATCACGTACTGTTAATCCCAAATCCCAAGAATAATGAGTTTGATATGCTTTATACTTTTTGCCTTCACCATCAAGTGCATCAACTACACCATCATTTTCCATTGTGAAACCAGCTTTACCACCTTTAGGATAGAACCCATACATAGTATTAGGGCCCCATACGCAAAGCCAAATGGAAGTCAATTGATTACCAGTACCACCTGCATCAATAAGGTTTTCAGCGGAACGAGCAGTCTTATCATTGTAACGTGGAGACAATCCGATAAATTTTTCAGGTTCAGATTTAGAACCATAGAATAATGTAGATGCCATTTCTTGGTTCATAGATTCCAAGAATGCACGATCTTCTTGTAAACGGAATTCAGCAGCATTGTTAGAAATATCCACCAATTTACGGTCAACAACTGCATAAGATTCAAGCATACCGCAGGCGTCTGTAATTTGTGCTGTTTTGGATTTATCTTGATTTACACCGCTATTAAATAAACGCCAAGTTGCTTTTGGTAAACCAGTACGAATGGTAGTCATATTACCAGTTTGAAGATTCCCTTCAAGCATTGTCATATCAGTTAAAACTTCATTGGTTTGGTTCATCATTTCAACAATTTTATCGAGATGACCATCACCTTTTACACGTTGTGCTACATCGAGCAAAGTAGGATTTAATGTTCCAATTGCCATTTATTTTTCTCCTTATTTCTTCATGTCACTATAAATAGATTCAGCCAGTTGTTGTTCGGTTGTAATTTCATGGCTGCCTTTAGAATTGCCCACGCCCGGGTCTTCCTGAACCATTTCGCCAACTGCAGCAAATACCTTAATCATGTTGATATTGTTGTCAATATGACTATCAACAAGTAATTGACGTAATTCAGGTACCGCTTTAGTTAGTGCTTCAATGCCTTTACCTGCAAGAGCTACAGTTTCATCGAATTTGCCACCTAATTCCTGTTTAGCTTGGTCATAATCCGCTTGTTGTTTTTCAACAATTGCTTGCTCTTGCTGCTCTTGATAAGCAGTTAAGATGTTCTGTGCATACTGACTGCCGAACTTGGCTAGTTCAACAGCCTGTTCCTGTGTAGCGCCAACTTGATTAAGTAGCTTGCTAAAGTCTGCGGATACAGTTTCATCAAGTTCAGTACCTTCAGGAAATACCTCCTTGAAGTCATAAACTGTTGGTTCAGTAGGTGGCGTATTGTCACCGCCTAGTACAGATGGATTGTTACCTTCACCATCTGGTTTAGCAGGTGGTTCAGTAGGTGGCGTAGGATTATTTTGGTCCGGATTCGCGCCCGGTTCATTGCCAGTCATGCTATTGTTAGCTCCCATATTTTCTTCAGCCATTTTGTTTCTCCTTTTCGACTAAATTATTAAAATATTCTTGCTGCCCGATATATTCGAGCTGCGCTTGATGGTACTGCTTAACGCCATCGACGCCTAATTTGTTTAGGTCACCATGGAATAACAGCCCTACCTTGCGCTTTCCTTCGTTGAAATATGTTTCACTGTTGCCAGTAAACGATTGCTTTAATATGCCCGAGCGATCCATCAGGCGACAAAAAAACCACCTACCTAGCTCTGTGCTAAGTACGTGGTTAAGCGCTTGCATATCTCGCTCTTGCATATAATCTTTAATTGTTTTCATCTAGCTAAACACCGTCCATTCCTAGCCACTGCTGTAATGCAGGATTGCCATCATTGGCGGCGTCTGTTGCTTGTTTTGCTGCTCCAGCCAATTGAGGTGCTAATTGTGCAGCCTGAATCAATTGTTGTTGCTGTTCCTGTTCAGCCTGTGCCTGTGCCTGTTGCGCTAAAATTTCTTGATACTCGTCATCGGAGCGAATAATCTTAGCCGGCACGCCTAAGTTAACTCCATATGTATTTGCTGCCTCTTCAAAGTTAAACTTGTTAACTATATTAGGATTAGCCTGCGCCAAGGACATGATGAATGCAAAATACTGTTCAATATTAACTAATGAACTCATTTTTTGCGCCTGAGCAAGTGGCGAGATATATTCAATCTTTACCTCTTGGCCGTTTAACTGGTCTAAGAGTTCCTCATCCTCAACAGGGGGGAATACACCGGCACGATCTAACACCGCATACACACGCTCGATAATTGGATTCAAGAATTCAGATAGCAACCGTTCAACCACAGGGCCTAATTGTTGCAATTTCTCTTGAGTCCTCTCCATTACCTCCCGAGCCGTCATTTGACCTTTGTCAATTTGGTCTAGCATCAAGAATAAATCAGCACTATAGGCACGCTTAATTGAATCCTCTGTAACTGCAATCTTATTTTGAATGTCCTGTAGATTAGACTGCACAGCGAACATCGGCTCAACCTTATGTTGCCCCTCAATTTCGGTAATGCCCCCAGGATATAAGTTAACTGTACTAATGACATCAGAGGGTGCTTGCATAGGAGGTTTAACACCTAACTCAACGGCTGTCAGATAATCGAATTCCAACTTCTGCAACATTTGCGAATCTGGTTGAGCAAACCATGCGGCACCCTTACCGTAACCATTCAAGTCCATCGACGTATGCCGAGCGATTGGAATTGGCCATTCTTCAAAACCACCATGATATAACACTTCATCGCTATTGCTACCTTCAACCCAATAAATGGATGAGTACGGCATATTGCGACGTCCTAACTTATCCTTACGATCTTTGTTAGGCTCAACCAACCAGTTGACTGTGAATGATTGTTGCAAGCTGTTTCCATTGTCGTAAATATTCTTGATGTTATCTGGGCAATTTTCATATCCGAACTGTTCGACAATCTGATCTACTGTCATTTTGTATTTACGGCCAAAGATATTTACGATTTCCTTGCTGTTAGTACTAATAGCATAGGTACCTATTGGATACGATGTGAAACGAACACCAGATTCACTATCAGCAAATATCCCCATTGGAGCTTGCCCTATAGGCAATTCCATGTAAATTTGATGAACTACGCTGTAGAAATTGGATTTAGCGAGAACCGCATACAAGATTTCCTCTCGTTCATCCAATAGTTCAGCAACTTGGCTATTAGCTGCTACGTCGATATTCTCCATGGTTAACTTAAACCACTTACGGCTCGGAGGTGTTAAGCCGCTCATGACGCCACTGGCGAATATCTGGCAGGATTCCCAAGCTACAGGATTTAGAATTTTACCGTTATAAGGCTCTGATTGGTCGTCTTCACCATCAAATTGACCTATGAACGGCAACTGATAGTCACGCAACTGCTTCCACTTATTTACATATCGTTGCTGCGCATTAAATAGTTGAGAGAATTTCTTTCTCAACTTCGTATAATCACGCTTAACAGGCTTAACACCTTCCGTAGGTTGTCTAGCTAGTAAAGATTCCATTTCTGCCATGCTAGCCCCCTAAAATTGATTTCTGACCGCCTTGTGCAGTCGGACCTAAGATAGTTGATTCAAAACCCTTCTTGAATTTACGTCTTTGCTCTGCCATTTCATCACCTGTAGTTCTGCTCATGGCATCTGTTTGAACAGTTGGAGCTGGAGCAGGTGGTGTATAGTTAGCAGATGCACCTTTCATACACATCTCAATCCCTCACTTTCTACAATTAAAAAGGATTGTAACTCGTATTAGCTACAATCCTATTGCCTGTTTCGCTTTTTTTTACGACCCGCGCAGCAAAGGTCAAGGCTAATGCATCGCCTTTATTTGGTGATGGCAAGCCTCGGTCTTTCATATCTTTTTTACTTTCAAGCTGAATACGACCATTCTTATCAATGATCGCTTCAGGCCCTACGATATCATCGTATAAGGCTTGGTCATTTGGTGGAATAGAACCACCCTCACGAAGCCATTCTTTCATCTGGCCCCACATGTAAGCCCTCATATTGAGATATACAGGGTCATTACTCTTACCGCCAAACTCAATCAACCGCCATTTGCGCCCTAATTGCTTACCGATAGAATATATCCCTGTACCATATCCCATATCGATGAATACGGCATCAGCTTTGTATTCGTCCTCGAACTGAGCAATCAGTTGAGCCATGCGCCAGTCATCGTCATTCTTAGGAATAGAGGCAAGCGACTTCATATAGTAGCCTTGACGCATTACTATTTCTAAGGAGTCTGAACCAGTCCACGCAGGATCCACGCCAATGATTACCGGCAGATGTTCAAATGCTCCCGGTTTATAAGATTGTTTTTGTGCCTTATCAGCAATTTCAGTAGAGATAAACTGCAAGTCTGATGCGGAAGGGAACACACCACGAACACGGATTTTAACAAAGTCAGAATCCTCACCATAAGCATCAACCCATTGTTGTAATTGTGCTTTATTGGATATTTTCACTGTACGGCTATCAATCTGATACGTTTTCCAATAATCTCTATACTTTCTAAAACATTCACGGAACCGCCCACTATTTCGAGTAGGATTACCAAAGACACACCAAAGAATTTCCGTATTGGAATCCGTAAGAGCCCCTTCAGTAACTTCCCAAATCTTATCAGAAATAGCAGAAGCTTCATCAAAGATAACCAATATCCTATTACCTTGATTATGAAGACCTGCGAATGCTTCCGGGTTTGAGTCGCTCCAAGGAATAGCATCTATACGCCAAGTTTTCTCATATTTTTTATCACTGCAAAATATTGCTGTTGCCGTGTAAGTAAATAGTTCTTTACCAACAAACATGTTGTACCACTTGCCAAGTTCCGCCCATGTTTTAGATCTCAACTGTGTATCGGTATTTGCTGTTACAACGCCACGAGTATTTTCATGAGTAGCTATTGCAAATATAATAAGCCATGATACATCGGCAGATTTACCGATACCATGGCCAGATGCGTGAGCAGTACGAATTGCAGTCTGTAAAGACTTACCTTTCTTTAATTGTTCACCTAGATATTTTAAATGTTCTTGTTGCCATTCATCAGGCCCCTCCATATTCTCCAATGGCGTCCCGGGCTCTCCCCAAGGAAAGGCAAAGTACACAAACCCCAACGGATCATCAGCAAATGATGCCAGCGCGTCAATCAATTGAGCCTTGTTGTACTTCATTAGATTTACTCCGTGCTTGTTTCATTCGGTCAGAAATATCAATTTCTACCTCTGCAGATAATTTAACCTTATCGGTAAACAACATATGTCTTTTACCTAACAATTCCGCCGCTTTGGTTCTATCGGCAACAGATACATCCAAACCAAACTGGTCCTTTTCCTCACCTTTCATGACACGAGTTAAGTATTGTAGCACTTCATCAGCTGTTGCAATCGTAGATTTACTACGCTCTTCCATCACCGCTTCTATATATTGTTTGATTTTAGCTTTTTTTAACAATCTACTACCAGTAACTCCTGCAGATCGCTTAGAATAACCTGCCTTAATTGCCGATTGAGTCATATTGGTAGTCTCAATATATGTATCGGCGAACATACGTTCTTTCTTTGTCAACTCACGTGCTAACTTTTTTATATCCGTCAATATTAACCACCACCTTTTAACACCTCAACCAAATATATTAACAATTCATGTTGCTTTGTACTTTCACATTCGGCAACTTTTCTATACAATTGCCCTTCTTTAAAAGGGTTTTCTTTATATTTTTTAGGAAATTTCCATGCATATTCTGCTTCAGTATACATTCGACTAATTATGTATACCTTAAAAGGTTTATCGAATTTACTCCATGATTGACGAGTGTCAATAACATATCTCAATCCTTTGGTGATTTGTAATGCAGTTATTACCTTTTTAATCTTAGGCATAAAATTCATTGATCATCACCTCACTTTAATGTATTACCGCCCTTGCGAATCATCTTCCCATTTTTCCTTACACATAATCCGCATGAATTTCTACTAGCACTTGAATGCGTAATATAGGATTGACATAAGCCATCATAAAATATTTCATTGGCCGCGCATATTCCATTTTTATTATTCAAGCATTTGTGCTTGATGCAGTGTATTTGTGTCATAATTATTTTTGGTAACAAAAAAGGCACATCAATTAAGATGCGCCTTTTTGCGTTTGGTACTCTAAATACTTAGGAGATGAACTCATGTTCTTCCACTTACAATATATCATAGATATAGAGGACTTAAAAGGTCGATGTCAGCCGTTTACCGTCGATTTCCGTCGGAGTTTATAACCAAGCTCAACAAGTGCCAAATTCTTATATTCTTTTCCTCGCGATTCACCATATCCCACAAATGCGTAAGCCCCTTTAGCAGACATACCATTGATATATTGTTGCATGAGGATAATAGATCCAACTGTATTAGTTAACGAATCTATCATATGACAAGCATCATCACGTTTGGTAAGTAGTTCATGGATTTGACGTTTGTATCTCATTTCCATATTAAGTAGCCGGTTAATATCATCTTCAATACCTGATGGTTCCCCGCCATCTACTCTCTCCTTACCATAGTTTACTGCACGCAATGACGTGATATCGTTTTTAATGCGTTGGATATTACGCTTTAACGACTTAATCCGTAATGCTGCTTTACTTGCCTCGTGTAGATACTCATATGCCAGTTCACGATATTCTTTTTTGCTAAGTTCTACCATAGGACCACCACACAAACAATATTTAATACAAACAGAATACTACATATCACCATATCCCGTATTTGTGATCTAATTATTTTCTGCAATTGCATACTATATGTGTCAGAAACCATAAAATGTTTTAATGCAGCAGCTTCACGATAGGAGTAATAGGACATTTTAAAAATAACCACAAGGTAAATCGCAAGAAGAATGTTTATAATAACCATTTCATTCATGGGTATCACCTACTAATCTTACATATTCAGGTGTGGTTTTATAAAATGCATTAGTTGTGTCTGTCCAACTTGTACGGCCACAACTGTAATAATATATGAAGCCATTTTTAAACTTAGCAAAGTGCATATTTACATCATCACCATAGGATGTAGTAACGATTATAGGTGTATCAACCTTTATTTCTGACCAATTTACAATATTTAAACATTTTGTGATATCCAACACTTCATTAGGTTGCATTTCAGGGATTAAGCCTATAAAAGCATCAGTACACTTTATTGTTCCACCACTATTTGGGTCTATTTCATCCCACCCCATACGAAAACTAGGTTTTTCTTTGGATAGATACATACATCCATTACCTGCTTTATAATAATATAACCACCCATCATCATATAGCTTTTGTAGTAACCACTTTATCCCTTGTTCATCACTAATCATAATCTTCTACCTCGCTATAATCCTTTTCAAATTCGCTTGCCTCGTAAACTCTAAATTTACCTTTATGATCTTTAATAAGGTAATCATTTTTATAACATTCGATTCTTTCATTATTTGTTGTAATTTCTAGTGATGTGTCTTCATACCAATCAATACCAATCACATCACCAACAAAATCTACTATTTCCATAGCGTTCGTGCCATTGTATTGTATGGCTTGAATTTCACTAACCTTTTTCACATATCTTTTAGACACTTTCTATCCATGCTCCTTTATTCATCATACACACCCCCATATTGTTTATCTATTTCATATCTATATTGCGATATAACTCGTTTCTTTATATCCAATGCAAATTGTTCCAATGTAAGTTTTGCAAATTTTAATTCGATCATTGATATTTCTATACCGATATTTATGTTGTTCTTCTTATAAACAACTCTAAATCTACTGAAATCAAAATCAATCTTAGGTTCAAGTAAATCATCCTCATAAACAAATGTTAAAGCACGTTGCAAAATATAAATTACATCTTCCATCCCAAGTATACGTATATTATCATAAATTCTCATACTCACCTCATATGATAGGGCGGATATTTCACCGCCCATATCCTCTACACAATTAACCAATACAATATAAAAGCTATATTAAAAACCACAAATACTATTAATGCGATTAAATAAATTAATGCTCCTATATGTGCTGAAGCATGTATTTTTTGTTTTCTTTTATGTTCACGTCCCAATTCCAATAACTCCTCAATAGAGATATTGCACGTACGCTTTTCTTTTGGGGTATACATTGTTTGCTAAACACCACCTATTTATTAAAGAATGGCAAAAACATCATAATTGTTATGCAAATCAACAATACAAAGCTCCACGCTAACAGTCCAACTATTACAGTTTCAAATATTTTATCTTTCATTTTTTGTTACCGCTAAAATAAGCTTTTTTTAATTCGCTTTCACCTTTAATGCATACATTTTTAGTTTTGTAGTACACATCAACATATGTTTCATTACGATCACCATTATGTGTTACTTCGATAAATTCTTCGATAGTCAGACCACTAATAATGGCCTTCCAATTCTGCAAGGTTTTACAAAACCAAACAATGAACATATCTTCTGGATTAACAGTTTGATAGCCTAAATTTTCAATTAATACTTTACGAGCTGCTTCAATTGCTTTTACTTGTAATTCATTCATATTTTAATCTCCTTTACTAAATACGATTTAATGCTTTCCATTCACTCAATGTAAAAGTAGAAATACTATGTTTCTTAGCGAATTCAAATTCACCTTTACAACCTCTACTAGATTCCCAATCAGGGCATAATACTAATACGTCACAATGTCCAAGTAGACTTAAACAAATATCTAAACCTTTCTGATATTCAGGACCGGTTAGATATACATACCCATAATTATGAATAGGAGAAATATAGTCATGACTAGCATCATTTAAAACTAAATCTCCCATGATCACATCAATCTTTTTACGATTGCTTTCCTTGCCACCATAAGGATGAGCGACATATACTAATTTTTTCTTCATAGCATCAACCTTTCAACGTTTCAATATGTACCCAAATTCCTGTTACTGGATTCCAATACTTTTCTGTAATTTCACTACAGACTTGAGCATCATCATGCCAGTAATTCAACTTGGTCATACAGTCCTTAAATAATTTAATGAGATTATCTGTATCTGGCCGAGTAGTTTTCCAATGTGGCGTTTTACAATTAGCTTTACCGAAACACCACTTGGTAACCAACCGAATAGGTCCCTCTAATGGTTCACTAGGAACATGATCAGCTAAACCATCTAAGAATATTTGTTTGGCTTGTTTTAACTTATCGGATTCATAAAAGATAGGCTTACCATGTTGTGTATTCACTTGCTTAGTTTGATGTGTAACAGTAGGAACCTTTTTAAGAGGAATGAAAAATTCAATAATCAATAACCAATCCTCCTTTATTGAGAATTAATTGATAATAATCAATACAATTTTCAAAGCCCTTTTGTAATGTAGGGTTCAACCTAAGGGGAAGAGGTAAGAAAAGGATGATTTTAGAAATCCTTTTCCTTACCCCCTTAGCTTGAATCCACCTTACATTGGGACACAAACAATAACAACATACACTTATATATATAAGAGCGTTTGTTGTTATTATTGTTAACCAAAATATAATTTTATAGATTAACAATCTTCTGGTTTAAACAACTCTCCTTTATCGACATTTAAGATTGGTGTTTCTCTTAAATATCGACGAATAGTCATTTCGCTAACTTCCATAATTTCGGCTACCCGTTTAATATCTGCTCTGCCGTTAAATCCATTTTCAGCAGCAGCAATATTAAAGGCATCTACCAATTGCTCTTTTTTCTTTTCTTTAGCAGCTTTTTTGCGTTTATTTATAACATTAGCACCTTTTTGTTGTGGGCTATCAAATTGAGCCATTGCAAGGAACCCGTTTGTATCCACCTTGTGAATTGGGTATTCAAACCATAAATCCACCGGTTTAAACTTAGGATATTCCCGGAGTGTTCCTTCCATTCGCCATGCAGTACATTGGCTAGTATCAATAGGAGCATCTTGGAGTTTATCCTCGTTCATGTTCTCGAGTTCAAGTTCGAGTAAGTCAAGTAATGCATCTGGATCACGAGCAAATACACCAGAACCGGATGCACGGTCCATTGACCGCTTACCAGTTTGGCTGCCTTTTGAATGGTGATGACAATAAATGACTGCGCATTTAAGTTCAGTACATACCTTATCAAACTGATTACAGAAATTTGCCATTTGATCAGCGCTGTTTTCGTCACCTGTAATAACCTTATAGATAGGATCAATAATGATAGCCTTGTAGTTACGTTTTTGGGCCCTACGGATAAGTTTAGGAGCCAACTGGTCCATTGGTAATGACTTACCACGTAAATTCCATATGGATATGTTTCCAATGTTTGTTGGTGACTGTTCAAGGGCCTCGTATACATCCTTAAATCGATGCAAGCAGGATGCCCTATCAAGTTCCAAATTGACGTATAGAACTTTGCCTTGCGTGCAGTCAAATCCAAACCACGGTCTACCTTCAGCAATGGAAATGCACAATTGAATTAACGCAAATGATTTACCCGCTTTAGATGGTCCAGCAATGAGCATCTTATGTCCTTCACGAAGAATTCCTTCAATTAATGGAGGTGCAAGGTCTGGCATGTTATCCCATAATGCGTCAAGTTCTTCTGGTTCCGGTAAGTCATCATTAACGGATGCGATCCATTCTTCCCATTCCTTATAGTTTTCTTTACCAATATTGGTTGCCATAAGGAATTGGGGCTTACCATCACGCATAACGCCCGGCATTCGAGACAATCGGCTAGGATTACGATTTTTTTTATCTGGTTTAAAACCATTCTTTTGAGCAATGGAATATATAAAGTCAACACGCTTTCTGTATTCCTCATAGGAGTAAGCATCTACTTTAACGATTGCATGAATTGATTTACCACCACTAAATACCATGGCTGCGATTGGTAACTCTAATTGTTCAAGAATGGCTTTTTGTTTTCCGAGTGACATATTGTCAGACTCCAAGAGCATATACCGAAATGCTGTTACATTGTCGTTTTTAACACCTTTACCATCAATTGGATTAAATCGAATCCATGCGCCCATTTCTTTGTTAAAGCTGCCAAACACATTTTCTAATTGCGTTGTGCCATTAATACCATCTATGATTTGTTGTACCGTACGGCTATAATTTCCCATCGTAGGGGACTGTTTTCCGTCTGGTAAGGAGAATGTATTAACTACATATCCAACGTACTCCTCTGGCTCAAATAATGTAGTCAGATATGTAACAATATCTTGTTTACGTTGCTCTAAAGGATACGATTTAGGAATATGAACATCAGATTCTTCAATCCAGTTCTTGTCAACAACTTGATATTGTTCTGGTGTTGTGGCCAATACCATGGAGTCAAAACTTAATGCCTCATTATTTTCAAGCTTACGTTTTGATGTCCATCCGTTTTCTTTTGCCATTTGAGTGATCGTGGCCCCTGTAACAAGCTTTCCAGTATATCGACCAAATGATTCCCATTTAGCAGCACATTCACCTTCATGGAATCGTTCTCCATCATCTGCAGACCATTCTTCCCATATAAACATAGGATAGCCCTCTTGATGGAGAGCAAGTCCTACGTTTAACCATTCCTCATAGGAGCATTGGGCAGGGTCTATATATTCGAGTAATTCTCGTAAATCAATTTTGCTTTCCATGTTTACTCCTTACCATTGAGGAACGAATTCTTCTACAGGTGGCTTGTATGTAGCAGGCACTACACCTTTAGGAATGCGCCAACCACTAGCACTAATACGACTAATCATCTTAGATGCTTGATTATTACTCCATGTTCCTACATTCTTAAATCCTTTGTTTTCAAGGAATCTAATTTGTTTAGGGGTAGACAAACCTTCTTCACGACGCTTTTGCAACCTATCAATAAGCATTGATGCCTTGCCTGCGTCTTTAATACTGTCACCATTGATACCAAATTGCTCAAGTGTTTTCTTTTGACTATCCGTAATAGATGTCATTTGCCATCCAAAGGCAGGTACATAATGAGTAAGGTCTTCAGCTTGTATTGAAAACTCGAATTGTAATGGATCAACAAGTTGTGCTTTTTTCTTACGCATAGCTGCAAGTTCTTTTGCAAGCGCCTCTTCACGTTGAGCCAATACATCAGATTCTGCATCTCTTTCACATTCTTCAAGGTCCATTCCTTTTCCTTCAAGAATTTCCGTCATACGTTTGGCCACATCATCTGATTTAGCGATTAAATGAGCCGGTCTACACAATTCGTGACGCTCCACATGCCATAGAAAATCTAAAATTAATAGATGATCTTTACCCGGTGAAAGACGTGTACCACGTCCTATCATTTGACAATACAAGGCACGAGACCGAGTAGGACGTAATACAATTACACAATCAACGCTTGGACAATCCCATCCTTCCGTGAGCAGCATTGAATTACAAAGTACATTATATTTACCTTCAGCAAATGCTCGTGTAATTTCTGTACGGTCTTGGCTTTTGCCATTTACTTCTGCTGCTTTAAATCCTCGCTCATTAAGAATTTCACAGAATCGTTGACTGGTAGCAATTAATGGTAAGAACACAACGATTTTTCTATTTCTATATTCCATTAATTTATTGGCAATTTCCTCTAAATAAGGTTCTAATACCCTACCAATATCACCTACGGCAAAATCGCCAGTTGAAATTTTAACCGATGAGATATCTAATGTAAGTGGTAATGTTTGTACCTTAATCTTAGACAAGAACCCCTCTTGAATAGCTTTAGGTAAGGTGTACTCGAATGCTAAACTTTCAAATACACGTCCTAAATTTTTCATATCCGAGCGATCTGGTGTAGCCGTTACGCCCAAGACTTTTGCTTGGTCAAAGTAATTTAATATAGCCTGATAGCTACTGGATACAGCATGATGTGCTTCATCAATGATAATGACATCAAAGTACGTTTTACTGAACATTGACAATCGTTTGTCTTTGCATAATGTTTGAACAGAACCAACTATGATGCGGTCCCATTGTCCAAGACATGTATGTTCAGCCTTTTCCATTGCCGTTGTAAGTCCTGACGCACTCATAATTTTGTCAGAGGCTTGTTGCAATAGTTCTTCACGATGCGCAAGGATAAGAACACGCTTACCCCTGCGAACCGCTTCCTCCGCAACTTTGGCAAAACAGATTGTTTTGCCTGTGCCAGTCGGAAGAACCAACAATGTTTTATTAACCGTTTCCCATTCATGCCATATCGAGTCTACAGCTTGTTGTTGATACGGTCTAAGTTCCATTAGAATGCACCGTATCCATTGGTTTGAGCATTAGGACTTGCAAAACATTTTTTTATTTCGTTACGAGTACCATTATTACCGTCATTTTTTACATAGCCTTGTTGCGATAATTCACACATAGCGGATTTACCCATTAATTGGTCAGGGTCCGGATTGTAATTTTCACCTTTTTTAGCTAGTCCTACGGCCATAAATAGTTCTGTAACTTTCCAGATTGTAGATTTCGTATAGAATAAGTTGTGAATCAATTTTGTTTTGCCTTGATCACCACCATCAACTTCTAGTGTGATTTGAGCTTGTGGACAAGATGGCAGCTTGCTACCTTCTTTTGGTTCATAGAATTTCTTTTCTACATTAGTAATAACAAATGGATAAGAACCAGCTTCAAGTAACGTATATTCACGTTCTTCCGCCAAAATGGGTTGGTCGAATGAATATACTTCTTCTGCTTTACCGAATGTTTCAAAATTGCTTTGTGTTGTCATAATAATTAATTTCCTTTCTTAATTGCTTCAACAATATTTGGCCAGAATGGGATAATCCATCCGTTAACAAATTCTGGATCATAATTTTCAAATAGTGTACCAGCTGGATATTTACCACGAGCGATTACTACTGATTGAACTTGTTCTAATGTGATACCATCTTTAACCATTAAGTCTTTTAACGGTTTAGGAATAGCCGTTTCAACT